GCTCCGAGGACTTACCCAGTCTTTCTGGTAGTAAGGTCGGATGTCGATGCCCCGATAATAGTCGCGCCCACAGGACTCCCGGAAGGGACCTTTGTGGAAGGACTTCTTCTCGTTGACCGTAAAACCAACTGCCGTCAGAACCTCCACTACCTGGTGGTAGTGGGTCGTCGGGCAGATTATGTCGTCGCCGTACACGGAGGTAACGTCGACGCCATGGGCGGTCTCACAGACTGCACTTGTCAGAGCCCAGAAGATAAGGCTCTCGAGGGGAAAGGTAAACCCATTCCCCATGCTCGAGAACTTCTCCAGGGTTAGCCGCTCACCCTTGCGGGATACGTGCCCGGTACGGGCGCGAGAGAGCAGCGTCGCCCACTCCAGAGGGAGAAGGTGAAAAACCAACTCTTTCGAGATGGTGTCCGACGCAGAAGATAGGTCGAGGGTTGCTAAAGCCCCCGTAAACGACCCCTCAAGGGCAAGGCGTTGATTCCTTGTCTGGTCCTTGAGATCGACCCCGAACGCAGCAAGTCGGCGTGTCATGTGGTCACCCAGCGCGAGCTGGACGAGTCCATTTAGCATGGGCTCAGTTACCACAGAACGCTTCGTCTTCGCGCTCTTCGGGACGAAGTCTAGCTTCCCGTCATGAATTGACACTGGGACGCTAGCCCACCACTCGTCGTCGCTTATAGCCTCCGAGGAGGCCGCAACGTGGACGAGAGATGGGAGCTCTGCTAATATGGCTCCCGCCATTGGCAGTAACTCTTCACTACAAGCGATGCCCGCGCGGAATTTCTCCCGCAACGAGGCCTCACGCTTTTTTGTCAGCGTGGTCGCACCTGGGCCAAAGCGGAACCCCAATTTTTCAAGAGGGGGAACCTGGCCTAGGACCATAGCTATTTTCCGCTGGGCGCCATGGATGGCGGCCTCAACGCGGGGAAGAAATTGGAAATCTCCCCGAGACCATAGTCGAAGGATTCGGTTTGTCTCACGACATGCCGCTTCAGCTTCGAGGAACTTATTCCAAGCTACCTCCTCTTTATCGATACCTATCTCTAGGTGCTCGAGTTTGGAGAAAAGAGCCAGAGCCTGCCGAACGTGCAGCAGCTCGGCGACGGTGAAGTCGCCGGAATAATCGACCTCGAACTCGCAGATCTCACGGAACCGTTGCTCCTTCAAGAGGCGCTTCAATTCCAGACCGATCTTGCCTGCCTTGCAGGCGTGCGAGTAGGCGAACTCCCGCAGGATGTCAACAGACTCCGCAGGGGTATAGCACTCGGTCCAATGCGCAATCTTACGCATAAAATCTCCATAAGAGTAAGAGCGATGCTAAAAGCTACCTAAGGCAGCTGATGCATCCTCGACCTAGCCTAGGTAGGCTAGGATCTTGTCGAGGAAGGCGAAGAATAGCGCGATCAGCACTGCTGCTGCCGGCCACCCTACGCTCCCCACCTCGCGGCGGGGCATCAGGTCACCTGGATGAGCTGGTCAAACAGTTCGGGTGCCGGACCGGCAGTAGCCGGGGTCACCGTCGTGCTGACGTTGCCCATCAGGTTCACCATGATCTGACGGCTGAGTCGCCGACCAGTCACGATGCTGCGCTCGTGGTAGAAACCCACGGCCTCAGTCGTGTCCACGTACGCCACTTTGGGTGGCGCCGTGTAACCCGACGAGTTCTGCCCGTTGACGGCCTCCATGACGGGGACCTCGACGCGCATTGCGCACCGGAAAACACCTGACGGAAGCTTTCGCTTCGTCGCGGTGATCCGGATCTGAGCGTAGTCCGGCACTCCTGCCAGAC